AACTGCAACCCTTCTGTGAAGGCTGAATAAACTGCTAGTGTTTTAGCTATAGTTCTTTTATCAGATTTTAAAGGCTTAAACTCCCCAACATAATCATGCTTGTCAGACATTTCTTCGTACTCGGCAAAAGCTTTGTATTCTATTTCAGGCATACCTACAGTGTCTAACAATAAACTGTAAGCATCTTGGTGTATAGATTCCATATTAGCAAAGGATGACATCATCATTCTTGCTTCAGGTTTCTTAAAGATAGGCATATACTTGTCAACATATCCTGCACCTACATCCACATCAGACTGTGTAAACAATCTAAATATTTGTGTAAGTAAATGTTTTTCTTCAGGTGTTACATCCTGCCAATCTTTTACATCTGTATGCAATGGAACTGATTCCGGCATCCAGTGCATTTGATTTTGTAGTTTGTAATACTCATACATCCATGGGTATTCAAACGGTTTATAATAATCTCTAGTTGTTAATAAGCTCATAATTTTTCCTTACCCTTCACAGGCGATACATTCCACATCATCTAAACGAATCCTTGGAACTTTTGTGTTTACATTCTCTACGTTTCTTGCTGCATTAGTTCTAAAGTAATACAACGATTTTAATTTATTCATACCATACCAATGTACATCATTCACATACTGCATGTATTCATCATGCACTTCTTGTGGCTCTGTACTCTTAGGTAAAGTAAAGAATAGGTTGACAGACTGTGCTTGACAGACAAACTCCTGTCGTTTAGAAGCATGTTCTATAATCCATATTTGGTTTATTTCGTTTGCTGTTTTAAATATTTCTTTCTCATCATTAGTAAGTATATCTAAGTGTTGGACTGAACCTTCGTTGGCTGATATATCTTTCCAAATGTTTTCTAACTTCTTACCCTTTAACCCTTTAGCTTTAAGAACCTTTTCAAGGTACTTGTTCTTAACTTGGTAAGAGCCGGATAAGGTTTTGTGAGTATAGCAATTAGCCCTATAAGGCTCAATACTAGGGGAAGTACCACTACATATAATCCCACTACTAGCATTAGGAGCAATAGCCATAAGGTTAGCGTTACGCTTCCCCGACCCATGGATATCAGGAGCTTCCCCACGTTCAATAGCCAATTCTTTAGTAGCTTGTTTTGCTTTAGAGTTAATGTAAAGAAATGCTTTATAGTTGAAGCCAGTTGCATAGATACCTTCAAAAGGTATGTTCCTAGATTGGAGATATGCATGGAAGCCCATTGCACCCAACCCCAAGCTTCTCTCTCTATACGCCGAATACGCAGACTTAGTATATCCTTCTTTACCTTCTCTAACATATTTTTGGAATCTTTTAAAATTTGCACTATACTCTCCTAACTGTGTTGTGTCTATTGCATTGTCAATATAATGTTGTAGTATATTATCAAGCATGGTTATTAAATCTTCAATGAACAAGTCATCTTTTGACCACTTATCAAAGTGTTCTAAATTTACAGAAGACAAACAACATACTGCTGTTCGTTCTTCATTGGTTGGTAAAGTAATCTCTGAACATAAATTACTTTGTCTTATTTTTAATCCTAAATCTTTTTGTGCTTTAGGTAAAGCTTCATTACATGTATCTATGTTTATCATGTAAGGCTCACCTGTCTCTGCCCTAGCATGAATGATTTGCCACCATAAGTCTCTAGCATTAACTATCTTAACAGCTTCATTAGTTTTAGGGTCAATCAATCTCCAATCATCATCAGTCTCTACAGCTTTAAGAAAAGCATTAGTAATGTTAATACCGTTGTGAAGATTAAGATTCTTTCTGTTGATATCTCCACCTGATTCTTTTCTCATGTTTATAAACTCTTCAATCTCAGGGTGGCTTATATCCATGTAAGCTGCATAGCTTCCACGTCTTGTTGTGCCTTGATTAAAGGCTAACATCTGTGAGTCTACAACGTGGATGAAAGGAATGCTTCCAGTAGAACGACTGCCATGAGTAGTTGAAATACCGTTGCTCCTAATATCGCCCCAATATCCACCGATGCCTCCACCTGAACTTGCCAACCATATATTCTCATCATAGTGAGCAGATAAACCACTCCTACTGTCAGGAACATAATTGAGGAAGCAACTGATAGGAAGCCCACGACTTGTACCCCCGTTACTAAGTATAGGAGTGCTGAACATGAACCAACGAGAGGAAGAGTAGTTGTAAAGTCTTTGAGCCAGTTCAAAATCTGTCTCACCTTTGTATGTGGCTCCGAAGACCGAGGCTCTTGCGAATGCTTCTTGTGCATGTGTTTCTCCTTCCCAAAAATATCTATCTTTGAGTGTATCTAAACTAAATTTATCAAATGTTTTTTCTTTGTCGTAGTCTATTTCAATTCCTAAGTAAGGCTTAGTTCCTATTTTATCTTCAACCATTATCTTGTTCCTTGTTGTTTACGTAAATGGCTATTATAGCATAATGTATAATTTTATACAAGTCTAAATTGTTCTTTCCGTCTTTCTTTCCAAACCTCATAGCATACTTCATAATGTTTCCAAGACAGAATCCTTCTCCATATCCTGAATCAATTATCATATCTGTTGCTTGGTATTTACCATTGGCATAGTGTTGGTCATACGTATTACCTACATAAGCTTTTAGTTCGTTTAATATTTTATCTTCGTTGAATTTATAATTCACTGCTTCTCCACTCCTTTGGTAAACTCTCTTCGTTATACCATGTAAAATTATTTTTCTCTGCCCATTCAGCATGAGTTCTTTTAGTTCCATCTTTTCTTTTCTTTGCTTGAGGCATAGGTGCAAAAGGTTTTTGAAATAAAAATACTAATTCATAATCTTCAGGCAAAGCCTCCCTTATATGTATGTACTTACTAAACTCTGCGTAATCCCAAAACCTACCTTTAGCTTCAATTAAAATAGTTTTGTTATCTATTATCTTAACAAAGTCAGGCTCATACTTATGCTTAACAATATAGTCTATGTTATCCCAATGATGTTTCCAATCCTTAAGAAGAGTCTGATGTATTTCGTATTCCCAAATACTATCATACCCTTTAGGTACTCCAGTCTTTTTAGGTCTAGGTTTTCTTGGTACTCTTCTAGGCATTATCAATAGAAGAGTCGTAGTTTTTAACTAGCTTCCAATATGTTAAGATACTATTAAACATATTTAAATGTCTGTCATGAGATTCATCATCCCATATATGACAAGAAATTAATCCTGTATCTTTCCTATCAACAAAGATAGAAACTCTCTGTGGATTATCAAAGCCACAACCCTGTGCATAAGCAGACAACTGCATACCATGTTCATCATACACTAATTTAGATGGGTCTTTGCCTTCTAAGTTATCCTTAGTTTTAAAGTCTACAAAGATACCAGACTTAGAATATAAATCTATCTTACCACCATACCCTGAATCAGCACAGAAAGAATCTTCTGCAATCCATTCTTCATCAGGATAGTTTTCATCTAACCAAGTTTTAATTTTCTTGTAAGGTTTTGTTTGACCTAAACCTAAGAAACCTTTCTCAATTTGATAATGTATTTTAGTACCTTGTTTGGCAGCTTCCATACCTATCTTTTTAGAATCATGTTTACATCTGTAAGAAAAAGAGTCAAGAGATTCTCCCTCGTATCTCTCTAAAGTAAGAGCCGAGTTGAGTGCTTGATTTATTTTCCAGTTTTCTAATGAAGGTTTAGCTATCATACCTAGTATAGTAGTAACAGAAGGAACTAAGTTTTCTTTCTTAGCATCTCTAAGAGTTGTGTTCCTTTCTTTACCATTAGCACCTATGATAGTATACATTGGTTCACCCTCTTTAGTATACCAATGTCCGGACTCAGACGTAAATTTATTATAGCTATCTAATTCAGTTTTGTCAATAAGTTCTTCTTTTTTATTTGTCATTATGTTCCACCCATCTTAATTTTCTTGTATCAGGTAAGTATAATAAATACTTAACGTCTGCTTTTATTTGTTTTTTAGTTCTTGTTGTTCTTGATGTATAAGAATCTTCAGTTCTGTAATCTCTTCTAGCAGTCTTAACATCTATTAATGTTATATTTCCTTTAGGGTCTCGAGCTACTAAGTCTATAAACCCATCACACCCACAGTTTTTAAATACTTCATATCCATTATCCCATAACCAAGTGACTGCATAAAATTCTGCAAGGTCTCCCTTTCTATTTGTTGAATGTTCTTTAGTGTGTTTCATACCAATTCTCTCCTATTTTATATTCTCCTGTTAAAGGACAACGCATGTTAAAGTGTTGACTTGCTTTCTCAATAGCTTCAACTCCTAGTTGTCCCACAAATTCAGCTTGAGATTCTTTTACTTGTATCTGCCATTCGTCATGAATGTTAGCTACAAACTTAGCATCAAGAGAATTTAAGTTTATAAGTTCTTGTAATATACACATAGCTTTTTTCATAACTATAGCACCACCACCTTGTAATAAAGTATTAAGTGCAGCATGTTGGCTACGTACATATATTTTACGACCATCTAATCCTTTGAGGAATCCTCGTTCAGAAGCTTTCTGTACTTTATCTTTTAAAGTTCTAAGTGATGGTAAGTTCTTGAAGAAAGTTTGTTTCAGTTCTTTACCTTTCTTTAATCCACCACCTGCAACTGAACCTATCTTAGCATCACCTGCACCATATACTAAAGCATATATAAATGTTTTGGCTTGGTCTCTAGTCTTTAGACCTGCAAGGTTTTGATTAGTCGTATGTATATCACCGTTGATAACTTCTTCAATATAATCAGAGTCATCCATGTAATGTGCTAACATTCTAAGTTCTAATCCACTAGCATCTATACCTACAAGTTTGTATCCATTAGGGATGGTCCAACATGAACGACACTCTTTACCATATGGACTACCTGCATTAGGTACTTGTGCCATGTTAGGATTTCTATGTGTCATTCTACCTGTGATAGTACCGTTAGGTATTACACTGCCATGAACTCTATCATTTTTAAGTTCATCTATCCAAGATGTGACTTGTGCTATACGCTTTTGATATAGTAAGAAGTCTGCAATCAACTTAGCTTCTCTGATGTGTTCAATCTTTTTGAGAGTACCTTCATCTACAATAGGCTGTCCTGTTGGTGTAAACTTTTTAGGAACCCAACCAAAATCAATTAGATATTCTCCAATTTGTTTACGACTACCAAGATTAAAATCAACTAGCTTCTGCCTCATGAAAGGTTCAACACTTTGAGTTTTAATACAGTTATGATATTCTTCATCAGTCAATCCACGTTTAGATAACTCACCATCTTTTCTTACATAAGGCGTAACTAACTTGTCATCAACTAACTTAGGTTTGAAAGTATTATGTACTTCATCTTCAACAGCAAGTTGCTTTGCTTTTAGTTCAGCAAGAAGTTCCATAGCTTGTTGAGTATTAAAAAAGAAACCAGTCTTCTCTTGCTCTTTCATTATCTTAGCTACACGATGTTCTAAATCTATACATTCTTTACTAAATATTTTACCCTCATTAATAAGGTAATTATACACAGCTTCATTTAGTTTAACATCTTGAATACAATACTCTAACATTTCAGGAGTATAGGAATCAAAGTCTTCAGGTTGTTCTTGTTTTAAACAACCAACACGCCAACCCCAAGCTTTCAAACTATGTCCGTTCTCACGAACAGGATTGAATAGTCTTGACATAACAAGTGTATCTTCTATCTTACAATTAAACTTAGCACCATAAAGTTTTTCTAGTACAGGTATATCATAACCTATAATGTTATGACCTATGAGTGTGTCAGCTTCTTGTAAGAATTTGATACCTTCTTTTATCTGTGTGTTATCAAATGTATGTGAGGTGCCATTTAGTTCTTTGGCTACAATACACCATACATTATTAGGATTTAACCCATCAGCTTCTATGTCAAATATTATTTTAGAATTGTTCATTGTCAAATGTTTCCTCCTCTGATACTTCAAACAGTCTACCTGTATCAGAATTATATCGGAGACCACAAGCTAATCCTGTGTCCCCTGTATATCTAGACTTTAGTACCCTTACTTTTGTGGTGTTAGCTTCTTCCGGATTAGTTGCCTGTTGATTTCTTTCCAGTGCAATTACACAATCCGATAGCTGTGCTATACCTTGTGAGCCTTTAAGGTGGGACAATGATACTTCGATACCTTGCTCATGTCCTTTATCACCTGCTGCTCTACGTAAGTGAGATACTAATATCATACCTACACCAGTCTCTTCAACAAGACTACGTAATCTATTCATTAGCATATCAATACCACGTCTTTCATCACCTTCATGAAGAACATTGACAAGCATATGTAAGTGGTCAACCACGACCCATTTACATTCACATCCTACAATAATATATCTAAGCTTGGCAAAGATATCATCAATGTCAGTAGCACCTAAATGAGAATGGATAAACACTCTACCTTCAGGTATAGTCTTATCAAACAAACTCATGAGGTCATCGTCTGTATAATTCTTACGCTTCTCTGATAAGTATATCCTGTCGTTAGCTTCGATAGATAAAATACCATCAGCAGTTCTTAGCCAGTTCTCTTCAAGTGCTACGATACCTACATTGTCTTCTGTATTCTTAATAAGCCAGTGTTCTAGTTCTCTTGTTACACTAGACTTACCGAGACCTGTACCACCTGTAAGTGTTACCAGTTCTCCTTTACGCATACCATAGAGTTTCTTGTTCAGTCCCTCCCAAGGATATGCAATACTCTCTTTCTCTTCTCTATGTAGCCAATCATTCTTTTGAGATGATAGCTCCATGATACCTGAAGGAGTGTATGTTTTAGAGTTCCACCAAGCTTGGGTAAACTCTTGGAACTTCTTCTGTTTAAGCATTTCGTTTGCATCTTTGAATCCATTTGGGAATGACATGATTCTAGTTTTGTTAGGCTTAAGTATTTTAGCTACAGCTTTAGCTGCATCTTTACCTGCCTTGTCATTATCAAAACATAGAACTACATTATCAAATGATTCTACAAATTCAATGCTCTCTCGTATATCTCTAACAGCAGCCGAAGCTCCACGCTTTAAAGATACTACCGACCACTTACCTTGGAAGAGTTCATGTACTGCCATAGCATCACACTCTCCTTCAGTAATAGTTAGGTACTTACCACCTGTGTTTCCACACAGTTGCTCTCCGAATAAACCTGTGTCCTCGAATGTTCCATTACATGTGAAGCCTTTGTTAGATACAAACCTTGTCTTAGTACCAACAACTTCATTACCATTAAAGTATGGGTAAATATGTTGGGCAACATTATTGTTTCTATCCTTGACTATCTTAACACCGAACTTGGTTGCTGTATTTTCAGAGATACCTCTGTCAGTTAAAGCACCATAAGCACCAGTGTATGATGTAAGAAATGTGTTGTCGGGTTTGGGTTTACTCGTCATTTCAATTACCTTTCCTGTTGATTCATTCTCATAGTCTGTAAAGAATGTATTACAACTAAAGCATTTAGCAGAGCCATTCTCATTGAGAGATACAGCATCACTGCTACTACATTTAGGGCAGGGTAATTTGTGTTTAATAAATTGAGTTCTTTCTTGTTGCATTCTATCTCCATTAGAAATGTGGCTAGGCTTTTACACCTAGCCAAGTTATATTAAGATACCTCGTTTAAAGATTCCTCTTCAGTGGAAGTTTCTTCTTCATCATCTTGTTCAACTACTGCTTCAGGACTTTCCTTTAGCACAGCCTCAAGATTATTTTGATGACCTTGTGAAGCATAGTTCAAAGCTTCGACCAACACATTCAAAGTACCTATCTTACTGATAGATACGTTAGCACCTGCTCTTTTCTGCTCATCTTCAATCTTTGAAACATCATAGACTGATTCACCGTCATCATTTTTAATAGTAATAATCATATTAAAATTCCTCGTCATCGTCAAAAAACTCAGAGCCATCAGATGATTTATACTCTACCAAGTCTACAACCTGAACAGCTTGTAAGTCGAGACCTTTCCCTGCCTTACCTGCATACTCCCAATCGTATTCATTGTATTGGACTCTGATTTTAGAACCATTACCTACAGCAAGATTAACTTCCTGTTTGTTTTGGTCTAGTAATCTAGGTGCAACCCTGACCATTCCATTTGGTCCATTGACTTTACGTTTGATTACTATAGCAGAACCTTCATCCATCTGCTTAATGGTATGTCCACGAGTTGCAAAGTCATTTGCAGTCTCTTCATCAACAACTAAGTTGACTGTGTACATAGGTTCAAATGTGGTATTAGGCTCTTTAATACTTGCCCAATACGCAGTTCCTTCTACTATCATATTTACCTCCTACGGTTTAGTTAATAGTTCGTTAAAAATTGAGAGAGTTTCGAGCTGACTACTCTCGGAGTCATGGACTGAAGCCAAACCAAATCGTTTACATTTGGAGATAGAGGGCTTAAAGTTCTTTGGTTGCTCGATGTCATGTTGCACATTGTATCAGCTTTTATCTTCGATGTCAAGCATTATATCATTTAATGTATAACTACTTTCATCACATAGTCTTACAGTATAAGTGTCATCATCTTTGCCCCACCTAACTTCATAAGCTATTTTGTTTTCATATAGTTCTTTACCGTTCTCTCTTATCCAAGCTTCAAAGTTTCTATACTCATCTTCAGTTAATCTTTTAAATTCAGTTTCCATTATATCTCCGTACTGTTTGCTATTTCTTTTAACATATTCCAACATCTTTCATCTTGTTTATTTTTTGTATCTATATTTAATCCAATCAAAGCAATCAACAAAGCAATAATTATTCCTATATAGTTTATATCTTTAATATTAAATTTCATTTTCTATCTTATCCTTTTTTCTTTTATCATTATATTTAGTAACAATTTTACCACTGTTATATCCTGTAGTTTCTGTTGTCCATTTACCCTCTGCAAATCTAACTTCTATAAATTTTATAGAGTTATCAAGTCTTTCTTGTTCTAATCTTTCTTTTTGTTTCTGTACTCTATCAGTGTGTTGAGTCATAAGCTAAGTCCTCTATTGTTTTGAAAGCACCAGACAATACAGACTCATCTATATTTTCTTTTAAGTTTCTCAAGTAGTCAATGTCCATATCTTTTACTTCCCACACTTTACCATCTAAAGTTCTTGTGATTGTTTTGATATCCTCAACCATGTCTATACCTACCATACTATCAACAGCAGAATACACAGAGCTACACCAAGTCTTAAGACTATCTGCTTCTCCATTAATTACTACATCTATTACGTATTCATCCATTGTCTGATACCTCCATCAGTTCTTTGTATGTTGTTATGTTTGGATATTGTTTTAAGTATTTCATTATCCACTTGTCTGTCATGTATGACATATGTAATTGCCCTTGACCAAAAGCATGTGTTTGTTCAGGAAGTAATCCCTCAACATTATCAACTGTAATAGTCATGGCTTGTTCATCAGGCAATAAAGTTTGTAGCCACTCAACCTGTATAGGTTTGACTAGCTTTCTAAGTTTCTTAATTTGTTTTGCGTTCATATTATTTCCATGCTACGAATTCCATGTAAGGAGTTTCTTTGTGTCCTTCAGGTAACCATTCTACCATATCTTCAACCATTTGTAAATCTAAATTTGTACCTGTTGTTTCTCCCTCATCATTGTGAGATAGTAATAAAGCCTTACCTGCATATACTCTATCATTCATAGTAAAGTATCTTTGATTATCCATAAGTAAACCTTCATCATCAATATACATATCTTGTGTCTCATAGATACGAACACAGTCAAAACTTCTACACCCTATAAGGTCATAGATTTCTCTATAGTCTCCTGTGTACTCGGTTGTTTTTATTGTTGTATCATATGGATTTATTAGTATTGCTTTCATTACGCTACCTCCACTTCATGTGCTGTAAAAGCATACACTTGTATGTCATCACAGAAATCAGGTCTTTCAGCATACTCTGCTATGTTAAAAGCTTCTTCTTTAGAATCTGCTTCTACTGTTACTGTATAATATTTTTTTACTTCAACTCCTACATCATATGTTTTCTTCATTATACTACCTCCATAGTATCTTGGTTATAATAAATACTTTCAGCTATAAACTCAAGTATTGCGTCTCTATCATCATCAGGGTGCAAATTATATATAAGTTGCATGTCTCTTATTTCAGTTTCTAATAATCCTTTAGAATCATCTTCTAAAACTTGTTCATATATTTTTTCATATATTTGTTCTTGTGTTTGTTCGTTGTGTATATTACTCATCATCTTCCTCCCATGTTTCTTGTTCAATAAATTCTACCACACTGTCTCTAAGATTGCAAATAGTTGCAAACTGTTGGTGTTCAATGTCAATACTAGACACGCCATATTTTTCTAAAAGATTATAGAAATCATCTTGAAAGTTTATAAAATTATTATCTGTCATTTCTTTAGCTGTCATTATCTTCCTCCTTAATAATTAATCCGATAGCATAAAGACATACTATCATTGGTATAAGTACTAATATTATTTGCCAATCCATTATCTACCTCCTATGTAGTTTGTATTACAAAGCCACTCATATCTTTACGTGCTTTGCCTTTTGCTTTTAGACCTACAATAACATTCTGCTTGTCTAAAAATCTTAAGTCTGTTTCGTCTCCATTGACTACCTCTCTACCTTTGAAATGTATAGGCATATCACCATTGAATACTACTGCTATGTTATATGCAATCTTGTCAAACCAATTTGCATACTTCATATTAGCTTCTGAATAGCTCCATGTCAAGTGATAGTTAGATATGTGTTCTACTTTTCTTGTAGGTATCTTGGTATAATCATAGAACTGTACAGTTGAAAAGATATCAAAGATATTCTGTCCATCTATCTTGATAGTCTCCCATTGTATATCACTAGTACCATTCAATCTTATGCAAGGAAGCTTATCTTTTTTCTTACAGTAATTAACAAACCTTGTAATGTCTGATAACAGGTAAGTCATGAAGGTTTTTCTGTCCTCCAAATACAATTTAGTCTTACGCTTTCTAGCTTCTTGTATGACATTAGTGGTTTCACCCTTCTTTATAATGCCACCTCTACCTGCTGTATTTAAACAGGCTTCCTTGCACCCTGCAACGTCCTGATAAGGACATATCTTGGTGTTGATTGGACTCAAATGCATAATAGCAGTCAAGTAATTACTTATCTTCTCACCCTTTACAATCTTAGGGTTGTTAAAACTCAATAGTTTATAGCTCATAATCTATCTAACTCCTTCTTTGTTAAATTAGTCAAACCAATATCCCACTTGATACGTTTTCTCATTTCGTGTGATAACCAGCCATGCCCTTCGTCTTTCAAGTCTTGTAAATATTGTTTTACTTCCTTGAAAGTAGCATTATCTTTTAATGTTGCTTGTGGCTCTTTTCTTTCTGTCCAATGCATATTCATATTTTCTCCTATATTTTACCTACAATTTCTTTTCTTATATTTTCCAAA